ATCGAGCTGGAAAAAAAGACGTTTGCTGAGCTAGCCGCTGAGCGGGAGCAGATCACCATCCTCCGCAGTGACCAAAAGCGACTTGTCGGCTTTACCAAAACCTACCGGCTGCGAGCGGATGAGGCCGAGGCAAAGCTAGAGCAAGAGCGACAGGACCGCAGACAGGCCGAGCTAGACGTTTGCCGTGCGCTGGGCGAGCGGAACGACGCGAGGGCCGAGCTGGCCAGCCTGAAAGCTACGATAGCCGACCCTGACGAGGTGGAACTGGCCATGATCCGTGGCGAAATCGCGATTCCGCACCGGGTAGGGTTTGATTACATCATCGGGAACCCATGAAGCTCCTCGTCCGGCGCGTCCGCAATCGGCGCTTGATAGTCCGCAGGGATTGAGTAACGTGACGATGCCGCAAGGCCCGGTTGAGACCCGGAAAGAACGATGCAGAATTACAAACAGCCTCCAAATCCCTCGCCAGCCGGTTGCATCACCGGGTCTCACTGGCGATGGGTTTGGGGGTTTTTTTATGCTATGAAATGCCAAATAAAACGACTTGAAACGGCGCTATCCAGAATCAAGAAAATGGACAAGCAAGACAGGGAAGCTGGATTTGCAACCCCTTTTCAAATGGGTTTCCCTGAGCTAATGCGCTGCGCATTTGCTGCTGTGGAATCAGGAAACAATGAAGCCATCGAGGAAGGGTTGGCTTACGCATACCTTGCTGGAGTTATTCACACGCAAACCACAAATGAAAATCATGACAATTGACTCAGAATTCAAGGCGCTCATCCCGCCACTCGCGCCGGAAGAACTCGCTCAACTCGAAGCGAACATCCTCGCCGACGGATGCCGAGACCCGCTCGTCACTTGGCAGGGCATCCTGATCGACGGCCACAACCGCTTCGCGATCTGCTCGAAGCACGGACTGACGTTCCAAACCGTCGAGCGGGAGTTCGCCGACCGGCAAGATGCGGAACTCTGGATGATCGGCAACCAGATGGGCCGTCGCAACCTCGAGAACATCGACAAGGTGCCGCTGCTTGAACGGAAGCGGGAGATTCTGGCGGGGCAGGCGAAGGAACGCAAAGCGCATGGGATGACGGCGCCCGGCAAGACGCTCCCGGAAAATTTACCGGCAGCGTCAGAAACCCGCGACGCCGTAGCCGCCGAAATCGGCGTTTCTGGCAAGACTTACGACGCCCTTCGCAAGGTCTCCAACGAAGGCACGGACGAACTCAAGCAAGCAGTGAGGGACAAGAGAGTCGGGGCTTCCACCGCCGCCGACATCGCGCAGCTACCCGCCGAAACCCAGCGCGAAATCGCCAGCCTGCCAACCCGGAAGGAGATCGTGGAGGAAGTGAAGAAGCACGTTCACGTCTCGCAGAACAGCGGCGAAAACGAGTGGTATACCCCGCCGCAATTCATCGAATCCGCCCGCCTCGTCATGGGCGGCATCGACACCGACCCGGCGTCTTCCGAGATTGCAAATCGCACCGTCAAGGCGAGCCAGTTTTTCAGCAAGGAGGACAATGGCCTTCGGCAAACTTGGAGCGGAAACGTTTGGATGAACCCTCCCTACGCTCAGCCCTTGATGACGAATTTCGCGGAGGCCATTACATACAAGTTCAACGAGCGCGAATTTAAGCAGGGAGTGGTCCTTGTGAACAATGCCACGGAAACCCAATGGTTCCAGCGGATGGCCGGTAGCGCGTCTGCCGTCTGCTTCCCGAAAACCCGAGTGAGATTCCTTGATCCTGAAGGCAGGCCTGGAGCGCCACTTCAAGGGCAAGCAATCATTTATTTTGGTGACAACACGGAAGCCTTCGTTGAGGAGTTTTCCCAATACGGAGCCACATTCTCATGACTGGAGACACCGGCAAAATCAGATACCCTAGGAGGGCGAGTCAGCAAATTGATTACTCTGGCGTTCGATTTGGTAACGCCACCCCGTCAAACGTGGATGGCTTGCTTGAGCTGGACGATCACTTCTTCGTGATTTTTGAATACAAGCACGCTTCCGCTGCCAAAATGAGCAACGGCCAGAGAATCATGATTGAGCGCGTTTGTGACGCAATTCACGCTCGCACGTCGCCGCCCTCGTATTGCGTCGCGATTGTGGCTCAGCATGAGTCACCAGTTGGGACTGAGATTGACGGAGCAAACGCAAAGGCGCTTGGCGTGCGATGGAAGGGCAAGTGGATTAACGTCTCAAATACCTCCACCACGGCATGGGATCAGGCCAAAATATACCACAATATCGCATTCAACGAACCTTTCTAAACCCATGGCCGGAGACTGGATAAAAATGAGAAAAAGCCTGCCGACCGATCCGCGAGTTGTCCGCATTTCGTCCGCTTTGAAAGCGGACAGATTGCGGACAATCGGCGGACTGATGTCCGCATGGTGTCTGCTCGACGAACAGACGGAAGACGGAAAGCTCGACGGATACACTCCCGAGATTTTCGACGAGATCGTCGGATGCCCTGGCTTAGCCGCAGCAATGGCAAGCGTCGGCTGGATGGAGCTTGGCGACGGATTCCTTGCCGCACCAAGGTTTCACGAGCATAACGGCCAATCCGCAAAGCGTCGGGCGCAAGATTCTGTTCGCAAATTGTCCGCACGTGATGCGGACAAACTTCCGCAAGCAAAGCGGACAGAAAGCGGACTAGAGAAGAGAAGAGAAGAGAAGAGTAATATAAACAAACACCGGGCGACATTGGACGACGCCAAAGCCTTTGCCGCTTCCATCGAATTGCCCGAATCGGACGGCGAATCATGCTTCCACAAATGGGAGGGCAACGGATGGACGAACAACGGGAAGCCGATCAAGGACTGGAAAGCCACGATCCGCGCATGGAAAGCTCAGGGATTCCTTCCTAGCCAGAAAGCATCACCCGCCAAAACCTACAGCCACGCCAACGGCTACAACGAATCAACCAGCATTGACCACCTATGAGCCTCACACCTGAAATTGACCGCTTGCTTGCGGAACTGCCCGAAGCCGACGAATCGGATGAGCAGCCGCTACCAGAATCGCCAGCAATGGCATCTAATCGCCTCCTGAGCGCGTTTGGATGGCCAGACCGCTATCTTGATCCACTGGAGAACCCGCAAGGCGGTGAGTGGCTCGCAGGATTCGCCCTTTCTGCGCCAATCATCGCCAAGGGCGGCATTCTCATCCTTCACGGCAAGCGAGGCACCGGCAAAACCCAAATGGCGGCGGAAATCGCCCGCTCGAAACGCTTTCCGTTTGATGCAGTGACAGGGCTGGAATGGAAACGGTCGGCGCACTACCAGACGGCGATGCGGTTCTTCCTGACTGTCCGCGCCACGTTCAAAAAGGGCAGCGACAAGACGGAGTTGGAAATCATCGACCGCATGACGGAACCCGGACTGCTTGTCATCGACGAACTACAGGAGCGCGGGGAGACGGCTTTTGAGGATCGACTGCTTACGCACTTGATCGATGCCCGATACGGAGCAAAGCGCCCGACGATACTGATTGCCAACCTAAGCAAAGATGAACTCGGCAAATCCCTGGGCCCGTCAATCGTGGATCGAGCATCAGAAAATGGCCGACGAATCGACTTCAGCTGGAACAGCTACCGCCGCGCATGACCACCCCCGCCGAAATCCTCTCCGCCGTCTACCAGGCCACCGGGACCGAACCCGACGAGATCATCTCCAAATCCCGCCGCCACTCCGTGCTGTTCCCGCGCTACATCGTCCTGCTCCTTCTCAGGCAGTCCCGCCCGTTCTTCAGCGAGATCGAGCTGGGCCAGTTGATCGGCATCGAGGGGCACGGCTCGACCCGGCACGCACTCGGCAAGGCGAAGGAGCTACTCGACCAGGACCAGCATTTCCAGATCGCGCATGGCAAGGCTACGGCGATTCTTGGGGATTCTTTGCCTACAGCCACAAGCGATTGAACGATTTATTGGGAAATGTGTTGCGGGATTCAAGGGGGATGGTAGGTTTTGAGCATGTCCAACACCAACCACCTCGACCTGCTCAACAAAGTTCAGTCCATGTTCATCGAACACGCCAATACCAACGGCATCAACCTCGCGGAGAAATTCGCCACGGTTCAGGAGTTCAAGGACTTCATTGTCGGGCTTGCCTTCAAGGGTCTTTGCGATGCAGGCGCTGATGTTGCCACCGCGTTCAACGCAACCGTTGGCGAGGGCCAATACGAAGCGGCCTTCGCCCGCTTTACCGCCTGAACCACCAACCGCGCCGGGTTCCATCCCCGGCGCTTATGTGCCGTTCATGTGCAAAAAATGAAACAACCGATTAAACCAACCCACGGCGGCAAACGCCCAGGCGCAGGACGCAAGCCGGGAAACCCGCGCCAGTCCTTGTCAATCCGCATCAGCCAGCCAGCGATGGCCAAGCTGGATCAACTCCGCGAGTCTACCGGCATCAGCGCCGGGAAGATCGTGGAGGAATTGATACTGGGCGCGATGATTCTCAACCACACGAAACCATGATCCGACTAAAACTAAACCTCCGCAAGCTCACCGACTTCCGCACCTTCACCGGCAAGGACGGCATCGAATACGCCGCGTTCCCGATCAAGGCGAACGCGATCTACATGACCGAGAAAACCGCCAGTATGGACGTCACGCTGATGGATAACCGGGACGGCAAGGACCAGTATGACAACGACGGATTCGCAACGCTCGACCTCGGCAAAGACCGGAGACTGGCAGGCGAACGCGGGCCGATCCTTGGCAATTGGAAGGACTTGGACGTCGCAAGCAGCGGGAAAGGCCGCGACGTATCGGCGCAGGAGGCTACGCGGAAGATGCACGGTAGCGAGGCCAGGACGACGGCGGCGCCAGTGCCACCGGACGATGATGATCTTGATTGCGTCCCCTTCTGATGATGACAGCCACACTACAAGCGGCGGAGATCATCCGCGATGCACTACGGCAAGCAGCGAGGGAATGCGACTGCAAGCCCAGCGAGGCGCTACGGGCCAAGATCGGGAACAAGGCGGCGATTGCGGCGCGGAATATCGCCGTCAGGCTGGCTTACGATCAGGGCATTCCCAGGCCGGTCCTTGCTGAGGCATTCGGGCGATCGGTTAAGACGATTGGCGACGCCTTGCTGATGAGCCGGCGCGACTGAGGTTGTCGCTCAATCCAGCCCGCTCCTTAATTGGGGCGGGCCTTTTCGTGTGGGGGTGGCAACAGGCACAGGACTGGTGCCTTTAAAGGATAGCTACAGGGGAGGCTGTTAGGTCAAGCGCAAAATAAGCGCATTGGCATAGCGTTGACAATTGCAACAGAATTGCGTTAGGTGCCTACATGCCGAGGAAATCAGCCTACATCCGCAAGACGGAAACACCCCAGCATGAGCAACGTGACAAGGAGGTGCAGGGTAGGGGCGACTACCTTGAAGCATCGAGGCGAGCGTCATCGTCGAGCATATCGAGGGCGTGCGATAGGTGGCTAGAAGGGCGAGGCATAGCCAGCAAGGGGTGGGGTAAGCGATGAATTGCCATAATCCAACCAGCGGATTCACTGGACCAAGGCAATCCTTAAGTTTTATTGACATTCCAAAAGGAGCAGAAATAAGGAAATTTTACCATAAAGTCACAAGATAAAAATACCCCCATACAAGGAATCTCTTCCGTTAGTTATTGCCGAAGGCGCTGCGTCGCGAGGGAATTAAGTATGCAACAAGAAATAAGATAGGAACCAAATGCCAAGGACAACAATAGCCGAAGCATGTCGCGAGCGCGGCATTAACCGAAAGGACTGGGACGAGGCCAAAAGGCAAGGGGTTGACCCTTGGAACCGTGAGGCAATGGCTGCGTGGGCTGGTTCTAGGAACCACCGGATTCAGCCTGGCGCAAAGATGGCGCTACCGGAAGCGACCGCCACAGCTCAAAGCCTAGAAGAGATGGAGCTTGCCATCAGGCAGGCGCAGGACATCGACACGGTAAAGATCCTGAAGGAAAAGGTTCTTGCGCTGAAGGGAATCGTCGCAGTCCAGATGGAGACTCGCGAGCTTGTCCCGGTTGGTGAAGTTCGCCAGTCGATAACCCGCGTCGTATCCGCCGCCCGTGGCGAGCTACTTAAGTTCGCCGCCGACATTCCGCCGAGGGCCGAGGGATTGGAGGCGTCCGCTATCCAGAAGCTTATTCAAGCCGAGGTTATCGAGATTCTCACCCGGCTATCCGATGAAACAAACGCTATTTATGCGGAAGAATCCAGTCATTGAGGGAGCTTGTTTAGGCTGGCGACCACCGACTAAGCTGACTCCGTGGGAGTGGGCTGCCGCTAACGTCAAGATCCAGAATAGCGAGCGATCCGGTAAGTTCGACCCGGAGCAGACCCCGTGGTGGAAGGGGCCGATGGAATGCGCTGCCGACTTCGACACGCGGAACATCGTTGTGCTGGCTCCGACCGGTTCCGGTAAATCCACAATGGCGGAAGCTCTGATCCCCTACGTCGTTTCCGAGGATCCCGGCCCGATGCTTTACGCCTCGCAGACAGACGAGGATGCGAAGTTTTGGGCTGAGTCGCGACTGACTCCCGCGCTTAAATCCTGCGCCATGCTCGCGGCACTTTGGCCCGAGGATCGCCACAAATCTCGAAAGCTTGAAATCCTTTTTCCTCACATGCCGCTCATCATGGGCGGGGCGAACCTGTCGAACTTCCAAGAAAAGTCGATGCGCTGGCTTTACGGTGACGAGGTGTGGACATGGAAACCCGGCCTTGTTCGCGAGTTCTTGGCGCGGCATCACGACAGGTGGAATCGCAAAATCTACCTTGTCTCGCAGGGCGGATACACCGGCAGCGAGTTTGACCTTGAATGGCAGAAAACGAACAAGGCTTCTTTCGGGTGGAAATGCCCAGGTTGCCGCAACCCGCGCCCCTTTTCATTTGAAGATCTCAAGTTCGACCGCATCGAGGTCGACGGCAAGCTCGACGAGCAAGCCAGCGCCGACACCGCAAGAATGCGCTGCGACTGCGGTCAGGAATACGCCGACACCGTGGCGAACCGCCGCTTGCTCTCATCGTCCAACATGGAGAACGGAGCCAAAGGCTACATGTCACCGGGCGGCGAGGCGCCCGTTCGCGGGTATCGTGGCTTCCATGTTGACTCGCTCGCAGTCTGGTGGATTCCGTGGTCGAACGAGGTTCTCGGATTCTTGGAGGCGACCCGCATGGCCAAGGCTGGCGCGGTTGAGAAGCTCCGGCAGTGGAGGCAGAAACGACGGGCGCAGTTCTGGTCCGAAGACATGGTTGACACCGCTGCCCCGCTGGCGGTTTCCGGCTACAGCCGCGACGACGTAGCCGAGGGTCAGCCGTTGGAAGGCGAGGCTTGTCGGGTTGCGACCATCGACGTTGGCGGCGACCATTTCTGGATGGTGATTCGCGCATGGTGGCAGGGCGGCGAGTCAACCTTGCTCTGGGAGGGCTACGTTCCCGGCAGGGGTGGCGATGAAACGGAACTGGCCGACCTGATCGCCCGCTACAAGGTTGACCCAAACAAGACCTTCATCGACATCGGATACGACGAGCCGCGAGTTTTAAACCTGATCGTTAGGCGTGGATGGGTCGGGATCAAAGGGGACGGGTCAAGGACCGGTTGGAAGGCGGAATCAAAGTCGGGCAAGGAGATCGAGAATCCGTTTTCCAAGATTCAGCGAAAGCCCGCGCCACGCGGCGGAATCGCACGATGGGTATGGGTTGCAACCAACCCACTCAAGGACATGCTGGCCCGACTGTCATCCAACCAAGGCGCGGAGTGGCGCGTTTTCTCCGACGTTTCCAATGCCTACCGCAAGCACTTCAAGGCCGAGCGCATGGAAGAGTTCCAGGTTGGGCGCGAGCAGCAGGTGAAGCGGGTATGGGTGCAAAAATCCCGAGCTAATCACCTTTACGACTGCGAGGTTTACCAGACCGGAGCGGCCCGAATGTTCCGGCTTTTCGAGGGCGGTGAAGATTAACGAAAAAAAGTTTGACGCGGCATCCTGCCCCGCGTAATCGGTGGCAACGCTTTCGTGAGGCGCAACAAACCAGATCAGCAACAGCCTTCGGGCTGGCTTCTAGGGGGTTCTGGCCCCATCACGACTAGGAGTCAGCCCGTGGGCTTTTTCGTGAACAAAACAAACCAGATGGCTACCAAGAAGAAACAGGAAGAAACGGTCGCGGTGCATATCAGCGCCCCGAAAATCGAAACGCTCAAGGTCCGCATCGTCGGGACCGCTCCATACGTCCAGCTCCGGTTTTCGGAGAAGGCGATTAATGCCATGTCTGAAAAGATGATGGCGGGATCGCAGGCGACAAAGAAAAAAGCACGGGAGGCGCGAGACTTTAATGAAGACTTTCGCCAAGCTTTGCACGTTTCGGATGAAGGGTGGCACGGCATTCCAGCCGGTGCTTTCCGCGCTGGAATGATCGACGCTTGCCGCCTTGTAGGATTCAAGATGACTCAGGCGAAAATGTCCGTTTTCGTCGAAGCTGACGGATTCGACAAGGTCGATGCTGTCCCGCTCATCAAGATCAAGGGCAAGCCGGAGCCGTCCAAGATGCACGTTCGGAATGCTACCGGCGTTTGTGATTTGCGCGTTCGGGCTAAGTTTTGGCCATGGTCGGCGGAAATCCGAATCAGCTACGACGCTGACCAGTTCTCGGCCAACGACGCGATCAACCTCATCAACCGGGTCGGCGCACAAGTCGGGGTTGGCGAGGGTCGCCCGTTCTCGAAAAACTCCGCTGGTATGGGATGGGGCACCTTCCGCATCGAAGATTGATCGTCAACGCCACATCGCAGGCTGGGCAAGGCCAGACGAGGTCAGGCGCGCAATCGCATGTTACGGCAGGCGGGGCGGGGCAAGGCCCGGCAGGGCTTGGCGCGGCACGGCAGGCGTGGCAAGGCGTGGCTCGGCTCGGCATGGCGCGGCACGGCAGGCGAGGCGAGGCATGGCATGGCTGGGCGAGGCCTGGCGCGGCAGGCAAGGCGGGGCGCGGCAAGGCTCGGCCGGGCATGGCAGGCATGGCAGGCGTGGCGCGGCGTGGCGTGGCGTGGCGTGGCAAGGCATGGCAGGCAATACACGGCGTGATGGGCATCACTATAAAAGGCCCGCATTCTCTGTTATGAAAACGAAACCAAATGAAACGGCATCTCTTGAGGAACTCCTTGGGAAGATCGCGCAGAAACACGGCGGGACATTGACGCCGGAACAAGTGCTGAAAGCGGCGGCTCCGAAAAGCTCGCCACTCCACCAGCACTTCCAATGGGACGACACGGAAGCGGCCAAGCAATATCGCTTGATGCAGGCCGGCCAACTCATCCGCCGCGTTCGCATCACCTACGCTCCGAGCGAAGGCCGGGAGTTCCGCGTCCGCGCCTTCGTCAACGTCACACCGGAATCGTGCGAAGACGAAAGCCCGCGAGGTCATTACGTCTCTTTCGAGACGGCGCGTTTAATCCCGAACTACCGCGAGCAACTGCTGGCAAATGCGCGGCGGGACGCTGAGACTTTCAGGCAGAAATACGCCACGCTTGAAGAGGTGCTCCCAATTATCCAAGCAATCGACGCAGGCTTGGCCCGGTAGGCCCGCAAAGGCTCGACTCGTCATGGCAGGCAAGGCTCGGCATGGCAGGGCAGGGCGGGGCACGGCAGGCGTGGCAAGGCGTGGCTCGGCTCGGCATGGCGCGGCGCGGCGCGGCACGGCAGGCAAGGCACGGCAAGGCGAGGCTTGGCCGGGCTGGGCAAGGCAGGCAATACACGGCGACCTGAGCAGGTCTATAAAAGGCTCATTTCCCAAATGTCCGGCGAGTCAAAGCCGTTGACATTCGCGCTCCAAGCTTGATTCGGGGCGTGTGTCCGCTCGCCTCGCTAGAACGATTTACCTAACCGTCAAGGACGACGCGGTGGCCGTTGCGGCTATCCGTGCCGAGGCGTCATCGCTTGCGCTATCATTAGCGACAAGCCCGGACGCGGCTTTCGAGCTGACCAGTTCGACAGTGAATGGGCAGACGTTTTCCGGCAGGCGCACGATGTCGAACACCGAGCGGCTGATGCTTTTGCGCTACGTCATCAACCAGGTTGACGCGGGACGACCGCTAAACACCGACACCCGAGCGATTTTCTAATATGGCTATCCTCGACGAATTTGGCGCTCCGGTTGTTTATTCCAGTCGATTCGCCCACGGTTCCGACCGATCCCGGTCGCGTGGGGCGCAGTTTTCGATCAACGATACGGACATCGACAAGTTGATTCCGTCGAATGACCGGCGCACGCTTGTCTCGCTGTCAAAGCGGTTGGCGGCAAACATGGGTGTGCCGAAAGCCATTGTTGCGCAGAAAGCTCAATACTCAGTCGGGCAGGCATGGATTCCGGCCTACGCGGGAGATGACACGGCAAACGGCGATGCGGTGGAACGCTGGCTGAAGAACGTTTGGATGCCAAACTGCGACGTTCGCGGCGGGATCAACGATTGGCACCAGTATCTAAACGACGCGAGCAAGGACGTCGACTTCGGAGATCACTTCACGCTCCTCACGATGACCGAGGACGAGACGTTCCCGCTCGTCCAGAACATCCCAAGCCACCGAATCCAAAGCGGACCAGACAACGAAAAGGTTGGCGAGGGGCGCTATGCGGGAGCAACAATCCGCGACGGCATCATCTACAACAAGCAGATGCGCCCGATTGCATACCGGGTAATGGACGAAGGAAGCTCAAAAGACTTTCAAGACATCTCGGCAAGCTCAGTCGTCCACGTTTACGACAAGGATTTCAGCGATCAGGGGCGAGGATTCCCTACCTTCACTCACGCCGTCGAGGACTTGAAGCACTGCCTTCAATCGACCGAATACGAGCGAATCCGCCAGCTCATCATTTCATCCATCGGGCTGATTGAATACAACGAGCATGGCGGGCCGGATCTCGACGACCCCGGCATTGCACTTGGGTCGGCAGCGGCAGGATCGGGCGGCGTTACATTCCAGAGCTATCAAGGCGGAATGACCCGTTACATGCGGGCGAACTCCGGTGAGAAGCTGGAAGTCATCAAGCACGACAACCCTGGCGACGTTTGGGAAAGCTTTCAGGACCGCTTGAACCGGGCTTCCGTTGTCGGCTCCGGCTGGAGCTACGGCATGGTTTGGAAATCAGCCGGCCAAGGAACAGCCGAGCGGGCTGACATCCTGCGCGCCCGTCGAGCTGTAGGAGAACGGCAACGCCTCATCCTCTTCCTTGCGAAGCGCGTTGTTTCTTACGCTGCCGCATTCGCTCAGTCGAAAGGCAAGATCACCCGCGCCAACGGATCGCAAGTATTTCTCGCAAATCCAACCTTGTGGGGATTCTCCAAGCCGCCCCGCCTGAGCGTGGACGACGGGCGCGAGGATAAGGCTTTGCTTGAAGGATGGCGGGCAGGCACCCGCAATCTCACCGAAGTCATCGAGGCCAACGGGCGCGACATCGAGGAATTCACCCGCGAGCGGGCTAACGAGATCGTCTTGCGGAAATTGATCGCCGCCGAGGTGGGCGCAGCCGCTGGCGTTGAGATCCAAGAGCGCGAAATGGCAATGCTTACGCCTAACGAAATGGGTGAGCAGGGCAATACGCCCGACACGGAAGAACCTAACCCCATCGAAGAAGATGAACCTGATTCAAATTGAAAACCGCACCGGCAAGGTAAAGCTGAACGATGCGGTGACGCCGTGGAGTTCCGACGACCTGATTGGTGACATCGAAAAGCTCTACGGGGCGAAAGCAGTAGCCGAGAACCTCCGCATTGGCGAGTTCACGGCAAAGGCTGACGACGCGCTTGAGACGCTGGAAATCGAGATCAACAGCCCAGGCGGAAGCGTTCTCGACGGGTATCGTGTTTACCACTCCCTCATGGGGATGCGCGAGCGCGGCGTCAAGGTCATCGCCACCGGCAACGGCATCGTCGCCAGCATGGCATCGGTGATCTTCATGGCCGCAGACGAGCGCCGCATCACGCAAGGCTCGCGGATTATGATTCACGAAGCGCAGCAGACGGTCGGCGGGGATTCCGAAGACCACGCCCGAGCCGCGAAGATTCTCGACGAGATGAGCGACGAAATTGCCAGCATCTACGCGGGCGTTACCGGCGCGGACAAAGACGAGATGCGCGAGCTAATGAAGAAGGAAACATGGATGGGCGCGGCGGAAGCAATCGAGCGCAAGTTTGCCGATTCCATCGTCGGGAAATCCGCCGTTGACATTGGCGGCAAGGGCGCGAAATCCGAAGCCAATAACCGTATGAGCATTCTTGATCGACTCCTGCCGAATGGCGAACTTACCGCAAAGCTGGAAGCTGCAAATGGCGAACTCGTCAATGCGGCTAACGAAATCCAGACGCTTACCAACAAGCTGAAAGAAGCCGACGCCGTTCTGGCCGAAGCCGCTGACGAACTCCGCGAGTTTAAGGCGAGGGCTGAAACCGCCGAGGTTCAGGCCAAAGCCGACAAGGAAGCTCGCGAAGCCGCTGAAGCTCTCGCCAAGCCGGAAGTCATCGAGGCAAAGGCGCTTGAACTCGTGGCATCCGCTGAAGCTCCCGAGGCAATCGCAAATGCCATTTCCGCCAAAGCTGCCGAGATGATCGCCAGCGCCGGTCATGCGCCGGTCGATACGACTGAACTCAGCGGCAGCGGAAAATCAATTCTTGAGCAATTCAACGCTCTACAAGGCGAAGATGCCACCCGTTTTTACAAGGCGAACCGCAAGGAAATCATCGCCGCCCAACTCAACTCCTAATCACTCAATTCTATGGCTACCACGTTTGTCGATAAGATCTACACTCAGGAAGTGCTTCGCGCCTTCACCGCTGGCCTTGCGCCGCTCTCCGCGTTCACCCGCAGCTTCTCTTCCGAAGCCCGCCGCAAGGGTGACGCTATCATCATTCCCCGCGTTTCCGCTCTCAGCACCACCACCTTCGCATATGCGAACAACAGTGGCTCGCCTTACGAAACCGAAGGCGGTGAAATCGCCGCGATCACCGTCAACCTCGACCAGCATCAGATTGTTGGCGTTGACCTGACGGACATTCAATACGCCACCGCTGGCAGTGCCGACATCATGAACTTTGCGCAGAATCAAGGACGCGCCTTGGCCCGCAAGTGCATGGGCAACCTGTTCAACGCGCTGACCGTCGCGGCTTTTGGATCGCCAGCCGCCACCGCCGTTACTATCGGCGGAACCGGGTTGAAGCAAATCCGGGACGCTCGCAAGACGCTGGTTGGTCGCCAAGTTCCAATGGATCAGGTTTCGCTGGTTGGAAACGCTGACCTCTACCACGCACTCCTCGGCGACACGAACATCTCGCAGTCGTTCCAATACGGCGGATCGGAAGCAGTCCGCGAAGGTCGCATCCCTCGCCTTCTGGGAATGGATGTTTACGAAACGAACCTGACCACCATCGGCGCTTCGCTTTCGATCATCGGCTTCCTGGCTCACCCGGACGCGGTTGCTTGTGCGGTTCGTAACCTCCAGCCGCAGGATTCCGGCGATAGCTACCTTGCGGTCGATACCGTCACCGATCCTGAAACCGGACTCGGGTTCACCTATCGCCGCCACTTCAACCCCGGCAAGGGCCGCCACTACGCTTCCATCGAGTGCCTCTTTGGATTCGCAGCCGCGCTCACATTGGGCATCGGACTGATCGCCCGGACTGACTGATTTCCCGTTGCTGCTTAGTGTTGTTCATGGCAAAACCCGCTCCCTCATCCGGAGCGGGTTTTCGCTTGCCGGGTATATGACCATGTGGCTATAAAGCGACCAACAAGAAATGAAGAAAACAAAATTGTCCTTGTCGGTGATTACCGGCAATTGCGAGGCGGATGTGGAGCGGTTCTTGGATGTGTTTCAGCCGCACTTCGACGAGATCGTGATGGTTCGCGCTACCGGATGGCAGGTTGAGTCGGACAAAACTTTATCAATCGCCAAGTCTCGCGGCTGCATTACCGGCGAATATTGGAACGACCCGAAAAACCAATGGCCGCACGTTGACGACTTCGCCGCCGCTCGCAACAAATCCGCAGAGCTTTGCACTGGCGAATGGGTGATGTGGGCGGATATGGACGATACCGCCGAGGGACTGGAGAACCTGCGCGGGATTATCGACAAGCTAGACCCCGCCATCGACGTTTTGCGCTGTCCATACGTCGTCGGAGAACAGGGAGTGGTTGCGAACTACCGCGAGCGCGTCTGGAGGCGTGGAAGCCCTCACAAATGGGCGAACGCGATTCATGAGAACCTAATGCGAACGGACGGCAAGGATGCCAAGCAAGCGCAAACCGACCGCGTGCGACTCGTCCACATTCCAAGGCATGACCGGGAATGTTCCAAGGACCGCAACCTGCGAATCCTTGAGTCGATCCCAGAGGAAAAGCGCACGCACTCGCACACGTTCTATTTGATGAACGAATACGCGAGGATCAAGGACGCGAAGGCAATCGAGCTTGCCAAGTCGTTCCTCGCTCACCCTGAAGGCGGCGGCCCAGAGCGATACGAGACGTTCATGATGCTCGCTGCGATGGCGGAAGAGTTGCCAGACAAGGCTGCAATTTACGCTCAGGCATTCAACGAAGATCCGAGCCGCGCAGAAGCTCTCTACGAACTCACGGCGCTTTCGATGTCGTTCGACGAGCCGCAACGTGCGCTTGCCTATGCTCGCCACATGATGACCTGTGAATGGCCGGAAAAACCATCGTGGAACCACCGGAAGATGTTCTACGAGTTCTTCCGTGAAGACCTTTATTTGCAGGCCTTGCGCATCAACGGTCGATCAATGGAATCCGACACCCGGCGCGGCAACACGCTGGCGACATCTGGCAAGACGACCATTTCCCTGCTCCACGCCACGCGAGGCAGGGCAATGCAAGCGATCCGCTGCCGGTCGGAATGGTTGCGCCTGGCTGACGATCCGAAACGCGTCGAACACATTTTTGCGGTCGATGCTGACGACGAAGAAGCCGAGGTTTTCTTCCGCTTCCCGTCGATCATCATGGACAACAACGGCGGGCCGGTCGCCGCATGGAACATGGCGGCAAAGTCCAGCACCGGGCAAATCCTAGTTCAGCTTTCCGACGACTGGAAGCCGTTCCGGGGGTGGGACACGGCGATTGTCGATGCCATTGAAGACACCAGTAAACCTGCCGTTCTAACGGTCAGCGACGGACACCGGAAGGACGACTTGCTTTGCATGGCGATCCTGACTCGCGAGCGATACAAGCAGCAGGGCTACCTGTTCCACCCCGAGTTCTTTTCGATGTTCTCCGACAACTGGTTTTCGCGCCAAGCTTTCGCGGACGGCGTGGTTATCGACGCCCGCGACCGCATCACCTTTGAGCATGTCCACCCGGCATTCGGCAAGGCCGAGATGGACGAGACCTACTCACGCAGCAATGACTCCTACCACTACAAGACCGGGGAGGGAATGTTCCGCCGACTCTGCGAAGGAGTGAAGGTTTCCGCCGACATCGACGGATGGTTCGATTTCCGCGACGTTTACGATCATCTTGCAAAGACGCTACAGGAGGGCGACACATTTGTTGAAGTGGGTTCATGGAAAGGGAAAAGCGCAATCTATCTAGACCACCGACTTTCCGACCTAGGAAAAGAGATGATGTTTGAATGCGTAGATACATTTGAGGGCGACAATGACACTGGGATGTCCGACACGCGGACGGACTTTGAGTCCAACCTTATGATGTCCAAAGCAAGAGGTCCGCAGGGCTTTGGCACAACATCGGTTAAAGCAGCAGCGACATTTAAGGACGAGACTTGCGCGGGAGTCTTCATCGACGCCGCGCACGACTACGAGAGCGCGAAAGCCGACATCGCAGCGTGGCTACCAAAGGTCAAGCCGGGCGGATTCTTCGGCGGTCACGACATCGACGCGCCGGGAGTCCTGCAAGCGGTCACGGAAGCCGGGTTTGAGTGGGGGCAAGTTGGCCGATGCTGGATCAAAAAACCATGAACGAACGAACGACACACGGAGGAAAAGGAGACGCGCCACGATCAGTCGGCGGCGACAAGTTCCGCAGCAACTACGACCGAATCTTCAAGAAACATGAATCCAACCATATCGATCCTAACGCCCGCAATTTGGAACCGGGACAGCGCGAGGTTCTTAGCCGCCGCCATTTCCGAGCAGATTGGAAACAGCCCGGTTGAGCATCTTGTGCTTTTCGACAACCGCGCCCGCAGTATTGGAGCGAAACGGCAGACTCTCGTTGACATCGCACGCGGCAAATACATCGCATTTTGCGACGATGACGACGACGTTTCACCAGACTACGTTGCGCGATTGCTGGAGGCAGCGGAAACTAACGCGGACGTAATCACCTTTCGCCAGCGGGCAATCTACAACGGGCTGGAATCGGAAGTGCATTTCGGCATCAACAACCAAGACGGCCCGTTTGCACCGGGCGGCATCACCCTCCGCGCACCGTGGCACGTTTGCGCGTGGAAACGGGAACGGGTTGCCGATTGCCTGTTTGCCGAGAGCAACTACGGCGAAGACTTGATTTGGTGCCATCAGGCGAGGAAGCGGGCCAGAACCGGCCACCACATCGACGCCGTGCTTCACACCTACCGTCACGATGCCGCGACTACGGCGGCACCGGAAGGTTGACATTGGCGAGGTGGGCTTTGCTCTGTTGGCGTGAGCCGACTGACAGACTTTGCCTCCGCGATGTTCACGCAGTCCCGTGCCGTAATCGGTGGCGAGGCGCTTGTCATCGGTGGCGGAACCAGCGTTTCCGCCGTGTTCGCGGAATCGGAGCAGTCCCGCGAGTTTGAAGACGGGGGCTTTGACCGGTCGCAGTCGCTCGACGCCGTGGTTCCGCTCGACGAGTGGCAAGCCGCCTACGCATCCGCCGATGCCACCTACCTTGGCAAGACCGCTACCGGGCGCGGGTTGACCTGGCGCGTCGATTCCATCCGCAGCGGGCAGTCGTTCGTGACCGTCCGGTTGTCGTCACCAAGAAAGGGAAAGTGACATGATCGAAGCGGAGTTTGACATCCCGAAGCTGGAAGCATCGCTTAAAAAAGCGATGGCGGCTTTCGGTGATACGAACAAGCAAGCCGTTACCCGATGGGCGGTTCAAGTTGGGCGCGAGCTTGCGGTTTCAACGCAGGTTTACGGCAAGACCGGGACGCGACAGAAACAGCAATGGGCAATCGAGAACGATGCCCGAAACGTGATTTTCCCGGTCGATTCCATGCGCCCGAGCAAGACAGGGAAAACCGTAAGGGCGACGTTTCAAGGCAAGTCGTCCAACTGGCCCAAATCGCGGGTTCTGAATAATGAATCCGAGGTAAACGACTGGATTGAAATGAACCGGACGCGGCGGCGGGCGAGGACTGCCAAGATACCGCTTTCCGAGGCAGCGATTTGCACGCTCGCCGTATTCAACAAGGCGATGAAGACGCGCTTTGCTAGGGCTGGCATGGCAAAAGGAGGGTGGCTGGGAGCTTCCAACCAAGCAGCCGGAATGCAAACGGGGGCGCAGCGGATAGCCATCGGCAAGAACTTCCTCAGCTACGCTCAAAAGCACGGAAAATCTGGCAGCGCCACGCTCCAGCGAGGGGGCGGATTCAAGCCCATTGCTGCACTGCATAACAAAGTCAGCTACTCGTCCAGCCCGCACGTTCTGAGTAAAGCGGAAATTTCCAAATCAATCGGATTCGGACTTAGGAAGACGATCAACTGGTATCGCTCCGCAGCTAGAAAGGCACTCGACAAATGACAACCGACCTCGCGCTAAACGCTCTCAAGTTCTGGATTGAGTTCAACCATTCCGCCCGACCATCGCTCGCGGATATTCCGATTCACCTCCGTGACACCGAGGACGAGCAGCCTGGGCTTTGCATCGTGCTGAAAGAAACCGGCGCGGAAGAGCATCCAGTCGAGCGCGGAGTTCTGATTATGGGAATCGACGCCATGCTTGTTTCAGTTCCTGGCGACGAGGACGACGCGGCGACACCATCCGCCGATCACCAGTCGCTTGTTGTCGACCTTTACCACGTTCTCGCGGACCGCTACGGCGTCGAAGTCTGCTCCACTTACCCCGGTTTCAAATGCTTTGACATTCGCGGCACAGCCCCGATTTCCGAGCAAGAAAACGGATTGCGGATCACCCGGTTTGAAATGCGGGTTGTCGGCTGTCCAACTTAACCAATCACGCACCATGTCTGCTACCGTTTACGCATCCGCCCGCTATGGCGTCACTGATGACGATACCGCTTCCGGCTTGCACCTCGCAAGCTGGTCAACCAATAGTGAGGTTGATGAGGCGACGGCGATGAACCACAACGGAAGCGTCGTCGGGCTATCCTACTATAACGACCGCGCCACGGTGGAATGTTCCGGCGTGGTTGCGGTTAAGGCAACCGGCCTTGCGCTCAATCTCGCGTCCGTGCTGACCCTCGCGAACACCACGGCGGATTCGCTCAATACCAACACCGCCAACCTCTTCACTACCGCTGTCGGGAACGCCGGATTGCTCGTGAAAAGCACCAGCCTCACGCGCACCAATACGGGCTTTGAGGAGGGCAGCATCTCCGCTGCGTTCTACCCGCTGATCGCCACCAACTCGCCATCGGTTATCGCGGACTAACCAACCTCCTCAAGAAACATGACACGACAGGAAGCGGCAGGGACAAGTAGCCACGCCACGGGGGATTTGCTTTTAGCATCCGCCTTGATGGCAGTCGGCATCCCGCTGGAGCCGCGCAACGAATGCTCCGTTATACACAAGGACGACGGCAAGAGCTATGGCCGATTTCACATCCTGCCGCTTTCGGCGTGCGGAAAGTTTGAGACGCTGAAGCTGATGGGCGAATGGTCAACGAAGGGAACACTCCCGCCGTCGCACCCGTTCGTCTGGATTCTCGACTTCATCGCCGCTCGCCCACAGGGAGTATCCAGCGTTTCAGACTGGCTGAACTGGGCGCACGTTTACGCGGGGCAAGTCGGGATCTCCAAGATCGGGTTGCCGAAATCCATCGGTGACATTCCAGCATTCGTCGCCAAGAACAGCGAGAACTTGGCCGGTCACTTGTTCGCCTTCGTGCATTGCCGGGGCGCTGCGCAAGATGCTTTCCGGCAAGCCAAGAACCAAGTGATGATGACCAATCGAACCGGGGGCGCTGCGATCATTGACGCATCCTTGCCCATCGCCACGCGGAACAACCTCCTCGCCCGACTTGAAGGATGAACCGGGCCGAAATACTATCGCACGCGCTTTTCGATTCCGGTGGCGAGATCGACGGGATCAAGTTTGGCCCGCTTTCTCAGCCGTGCCTTGTCATCCTGAAGCGGCGGAAGAACGGGCTTTTCACGGAGTCAGCACGCGACCAGGACGAACACGAAGCGATTGGCGAAATCTTTTTTGTCGTCAGCCGAACGAAAGAACAGCGTGCGGCAATGTTCCGCGACTCTGCCGAGGAATGGGATCTAAAGGCTGGCGAGTTCATGGCGGGACTCGACGATAACACGCTCCCGAAATTTCGCGACGAATACCTTGGCCCCGCGCTTTCCGCTCTTGCGCTCGCCGTCGTAGAAAGCGAGATGCCGGGAAAGCCTCTGCCGACCCGCCCGACCTCGCCTTCTTCATCGAAGGCGCTGGCAGGGTCGGCATCTACGATCTCGCCGCGAGCATCGGCGGAAAAGACATCTGGGACGTTTCAGCCAGCGCCGTCTTGCAGCTCTTCCACGCGGAAGCAACCCGCAAAGGCGCAAGACTCCGGTGGGTCAACTGGCCCGAAGCGTCACAAGAAATCATCGACCAATTTGAAGAACTCGCGAACCGCGAAGTGATCTTGGAGGGACTATAGAATGGCCATTGGAACCACAGTCAAAGTCGGATGGGATGCGGCAGCGGTGAAGACCGGCATGGGCGCACTGCGCGGTGCTTTTGGCGGGGCAATGCGCGGTCTACGGCAAGTCGGAATCGGCGCTTTCCGCCAGATGGGAGCTAAGGCCACTGACTTGCTAGGGCGCGTCTTAATGGCGATTCCCGAGGGAGTGAAGGAAACCATGGACTGGGCTGGCGACCTAAACGACATGAGTCAGCAAACCGGCGTTTCTATCGACAGGCTAGTTCTGCTCCAAGAGGCGCTTCGATTGTCGGGAGCGGAAGCCGCCGACACCTCGCGCATGATTTCAACGCTTGCTGTAAATATCGGAGAAGCCATGCGGGAAACCGGCCCAGCTCAGGACGCACTAAGAAAGCTTGGATTCAAGATGACCGAGTTTAAGGGAATCGGGATTGATGAGGCTTTTGAAAAGATCGGACGCAGGGCAGGCGAAATGTCGTGGGGGATGGGTGAGCTTGAAACTACAATGGCCGATCTTTTCGGCGCAAAAATGGGCTATAAGCTAATCCGGTTTTTCCGAGATTTCGACGGCGGCATGGAAAAGGCGCGATTGAACGTGGGTGATTTTGCGGGTCGAATCAAAGAAAGCGCCGAGGGTTACGATGACATGGGTGACGCATTGGGTCGATTCAGCATGAGGTGGAAAGAACTGATCAGCGTCGGACTGGATGAAGTCGTCGGACTATTTGGGAAGGACTGGATTGATCAGGCTTTTGATTGGGCATCCCCCGAAAAGGTCCGCGCCGGAATATCCGCTTTGAAAGCAGGGTTCACCGAGTTTGTTGGATGGGTTCAAGGGGGCGGATTCAAAACCATATTCCAAGACATCGGGCGAATGATTGGAGACGGAATTATGGAGTCTATGAAAAGCATGAATCCATTCGGATCAAGCGGCGGAATTTGGAAGCTATTCAGCGGCAATCAATCATCAGGCGGCAGCGGTGATCTCTCCCAACTGATCACGCAAGGAGTGGAGCAAACAGCATACTTGCGGAAGATCGCTGACAAGAAGGGAGGCTGGGCATGAGCGCACAAGTCCGAGGCATTAACAGCGGCTCGCTAATTCCAGCGCCGAACTTCCTAATTGCGAAAGACGCGGAGGGAAAATACACCGCTTCCCGAGACTTTAGCGCGTTGAAGGGATCAAGCGTCACATGGGCGATTTCTAAAGGAACTCCAATCTCTTCGCTTTGCACGGACCTTCCGCCAGAGTTTTCATTCCTTCAAGTGGAGTCCTTTGAGAGTCGGGACGCGCCCGGTGGAATTACCGTTGTAAGCGTAAGCTTCACAGGATCGCCAGATGAAGAGGAGTTTGGATTTGATCGCGAGGTAACATATTCGCTTCGCGGGGTGACGCAAATGAAGCCAATATGGCAGCACCCGCTATTCATTCATGATTTCGACGGTTATGACATGATGAAGAATGCGCTTGTTCAAATCTGCCTTGCGACCGCCTACGCGGAAGGACAGACCGAAACCTCAAGCAACTGGAGAGTTTACCAGATCCCAACTGACGAGCCTCTTTTTTCGGCATGGACAGGAAGCGAAGAGCGCGATCTTTGGTGGCAGTCCATCGTGATTGACGGTGATCGCGAATACGAAGCACCGAGCTACGAATGGACGAGGGCCACGACAAACGCTGGCGGCCTTTCCGCCACGGATCTTGCGCCACTCGGCAAAAGCGATACGCCACCCGGCGGCCCACCGGAACCCAGCGGAGTTGATGGATGGTGGAGGTTGACCGACTTGAGCGATGAGCGAACGGAGGGCCAATCTAGCAACACCCTCACTTGGCGGTTCGTGGAGGGCGAGCCAAAGCACTACGAACAATGAGCAAGCCCGGAATACCAACCCCGATAACGCGAGCTAAAAGAGGCAAACAACCGGCCTTTTCATGGGCAAAATGGGTTGAGGATGAAATCAGGAAGCTGCAAAGCACCGGGACGCCACCGTTGCGGCAAATTGCAAGCGCGACAGGGAAGGAGCCATTTTGGACAACCATCTCCCGCGTTCCCGACAGCGACCCCGCCGAGTATCAAGTCAGCGTCACGCTCGGCTATCTCTCATACCAGAGCAACACGCCCGCCGCTCAGGCTTCCGACCTGGGAACGACCGGCTGGATCGTCCCGACTATCGCTGGCGTTTCGATGGAACCGCCGATTCCGCAGACCGATCCGCCAACGGAGATTCCCAAGCTGCCGCTTCCGGCAAACGAGTCATGGGTTTACCTCCGCGTAAAGACCGACTCTGACGGATTCCCGAAAGACGGCGAGGTGACGGTTGAAGCGTTCGACGAGGCGCAAGAGTCCATCCACCACATCCGCTTGTCACCCGAAAGCGACGAGGAAGAAGGCGACTACTTCTTCCTGATCCTCAAGACCAAGGCCGACGAGAGCGACCCGCCGCGACCAATCCCCGAAAGGCGGATAACCGGCAACCGCGAGATGCCGAACCAGCTCATCGAGATTCTCAACCTAGGCGAGGAAAGCGAGGCGGGACGGCAAGAGGTTTACAAGGGTTACGATGTGGCTCTCGACAAGCACGACGTGCGGGCGGTCTTGCAACAGCAGACACCCGGCGTGGCCATCATCGAGCCGCTTGCACCAGCGGTTGACGCGGTCCCACCCGTAGTGGTTGACGGAACGGTGGTAACACCTGGCACGCCCGCCATTCCAGCTGAAGAAGCTGGCGACTACATCCGGTGGCGAACCATTTCAGAGCGGCAAACAGGCGCTCAAATCAAAGTCCAGGAAAAGGAATCAGGCGAACTCGCAGACGGGGAAAAGCGCGGGTATATTGAAGTTACCGGAAACAGCGAAAGTGGAACATACTTTGACCCATTCGGCGGGCAGATCGATTACGATGACGGGTTGATTACGGGAATCATCCCGACTTCATTGACGGGGAAAAACCTCAACCTCGCCATTTACTACCTCGACGTATCCAACCTCATCGCGGGGCTTGCGCTGGTCTGGTATCCAGTCTTGAAGCAAGTGCTTTACTGGCGCAATGGCATCTATGTCGGGAACATTGACCCCGGAGACGCCCCGCCCGACCTAATTACCCAAGACCTTTTCGAGCTAACCCCATAAACTTATGGCTTCCAGAAACCACGCATCAATCTACGGCCTAGTTGCCACCGAAACCGACGCGACCACCGGATTCACCGGCACGGTCGGGAACCAAACACGCGCATCAATGCCGCTTGCCGATGTCGCTTACGAGATCAACATCGCATTCGACGGCAGCGGAGACGCGGCGACAATCAACTTGGACAACGGGACCGCGACTGGCGATGTGGCGGGAGTCCAAGCAACCGGGACAATCACATTCACCGCTGCGCCTGTTGCGGACGAAACGATCACCGTCAACGCCATTGTTTACACGTTCAAGGCGTCGGCATCGACGGCGACCCAGATCACGATCGGGGCGAACGTAACAGCAACAGCGAGCAACACGGCCAGCAAGATTGAGCTAAACGATGCCGCTGTTAATGCCGTTTCGGTTGCTGGCGTCGTCACGATTTCCGCCGCCAATACTGGCACCTACGGCAACGCAATCACCCTGACGGAAGCCGCAACCAACACCTCAGTTAGCGGGAGCGGCACCTTAACCGGCGGCATCAACAAAGTCGTCATTACCGGCGACGGCGTGGACGCATTGGGTGATGCCATCCCGACCTGCGCGGCCATCCACGGCGTCCAAGTGACCTGCACCAGCGGAAGCGTTACCGCAGCCATCTCGACCATCGTCAAGGACACCGTGAGCGTCTCCAACGGCTTCCAGACTTGGAGCGTGCCAGGGCGAACCGACCTGCTCGAAAACCTCGTCATCACCAGCGCAGCGGTCAACACCGTCGCCAAGGTGATCGTCAGGGCCAGAGACTGATTTTGACACCGCCCAAAAGCAGAAGCGGGAATCCATCCTTGCAAACGCAACCCGATTACAATAGTAAAACGCCATGGCAATCACCGCAAATTCCGCCCGCGCCTACAGCGGGTTGCAGGCCAACGCAGAGCCTACAAGCGAGGGGACAACCGGGACGCTCAGCATCGGGCAGGGGGCTACCGTCACGACCTTAGCGGGCGCGACAAACGCCATCGTCCTAGGCATCGAGCTTGATTCTACTTACGACGTTGAGTTCGACACCGAAACGCTCATCCCGACGATCACCGGAGCAGGCGTCAACCAGGTTGAAACGGCAACGGCAGCCGGGACGATCACGGCGAGCGGCAACGCGACGGTTATCGTGACTGGCGACGACATCGCCGGAAGCCCGCTGACCGTTTCCGTTGCGGTTCTCAACACCGATACCGCATCGGCATGGGCGCAAAAAGTGAGAACCGCCCTTAGTGCCGTTTCGGCGATTACCTCGCTCTACACGGTCGGCGGATCGACAACCGCAATCTCGCTAACCCGCATCGTCAAACGCTACAACGACTCAACGCTTAACATCAGCTTGGCTAATGGCACTTGCACCGGCATCACGACGGCGGCGACAAGCGTAGGCACTACAGCAGGAATCAACCCGGCGAAATGCTACCGGATCAGCGGGACGACCTACGCGGGCGACGACTTTGAAGGCGTGGATTTTCCGAACGTCGCCAACTTTCTTGGATTCCAAGTAAGGCACACGGCGGGACCGGGAGCTTTTAACGTTGCGACGGCCAATTTTAACGACGTTTTGTCACAAAATGAAGTTGTGCAGAAATCGACCACATCCGGCAATCTTAGTTCAATCACGACGATCCCCGGCGATGATCTCACTTTCACGGGAGTCGCGGGTTATTCCAAAGCAATCGTCACACTTTTATTTAACTGATGACCCCCGCATTCTTCACCCTGCCGGAAGCCAAGACGGACAAGACATGGGACGGTCTGACCGCATCCCTGTCATCGACCGGCACAACGTTTGACGACAACCTCGCGTCCGTGAAGATGACGTTCAAGCTGGCGGGCGTCGAGTCGCTCACCCTGACCAGCGCGGCGTCGCAAATCACGATTACCGACGCCAACGCCTGGCAGTTTTACGTCAATCCGATTTCCCGCCTCACCCTTGCCGCTGGAGTCCATTCGTGGGCCATTGAGACAACATCCAGCGCATCGCCCGCGAGCATCCAAGATTACATGGTCGGAACGATCACCGTTAAGGCCGACTCGACACCATGAGCGATTACGACCTAATCAACGGCGAGATCATCAACGTGACCATTACGGTTGACGAGGAAACCGTAACCGGAATTATCAACACCGCAGCGCGTGGACCGGCTGGCGCTGATGGTAGCGGGACGAACAGTATCACCTCAGCCACGACCAGCAACGGCACCGCCGATCTCGACCTGCTCAACGTCGAGACCGTCACCGCGACCGTCACCGGCACCCTCACCGCCGACCACATCCACGGCAACTTGGCCGGCAATGTCTACGGACACGTCCGCGCAGGCGAGACGCTCGAGAAGGGCGATCCTGTCTACGTCTCAAGCTCGCACGGCAGCGGCTCGACGCTGATCCCCATCGTCTCGAAAGCCGACGCAAGCAACGCGGCGAAGATGCCCGCCATTGGCATCATGGACGCTGCTGTCGCGAACAACGCCAACGGCCACATGGTCATTGTCGGCACGATCACCGAGCTGGACACAGCGGGCTTGACCGTCAATGCCGAGCTTTACGTCGCGGCAGGCGGCGGGATGACGGCAACGCCACCGACAGCACGAGCGCAGCCCGTGGCGAGAGTCGAAAGGGTGAACGCGAACAACGGCGCGATCATCGTCAAAGTCAACGGGCTGTCGGCATCGGACGCGACGGCCAGCACGCTGGTGCGAAGAACAGCCAACGGAGACGCGTCGTTTGGCGCTCTCAACACTTCCAGCCTGACAGTCACCGGCGGCACCACATTCGGAGAAGAGTCGCTGGTGCAGTTCGACGCTATCGAATACTATTACGGCACCGGAGCAGCCTCCGCGCACCGCATCGCCCTCGGTGCAGGCACGACCGGCGCGGCGCTGTTTGGGGCGGCGGATGCGGCAGCGGCGAACACGATCCTCGCGAACAACATCGTCACGAAGAACGCCGACTTCACGCTCGCGCAGACCGACGCCGGAACCTACATGCGGCTAACCAAAACCGGCAGCACGCAGACGATCACGCTGCCGACATCGGGCATCACGGCAGGTGCGGAGTTCCAGTTCTACCGCATCACGACTCAATCACTCGCGTTCTCTGGCGGCACCGTCAACGGCACGGCGAACCTCGCGAGCGTCCCGACCAACGGCGCGTTCGCCCTGAAACACATCGCCAGCGGAACCTACGATTTCATCTGATGTCTTCCCTCTCACCCATCATGGCAGCGAGTCGCAGGCGCGTCGATCCCGACGCCGCCGACTACTTCGCCCGCATCGTGGCGGCTGGCAGCAGCATCAGCGTTGACAACAAGGCGGCGGTCAACACTCTGTTTCTCGCGCTCAAAACGCAGTCGATCTGGACCTTGATTTCGGAGCTTTATTTGTTCGCTGGCGTTGATAATTTAACGGGATGCCTCGTTAAAGCAAAAGGGTCCGGATCTCTATCTAACACGAGCTTTGCCGGTGGCGACCACAACCGGACAACTGGACTCCTCGGAAACGGATCGAGCAAATACCTAAACACGGGGCTTGCGAATAAT